CACCCCACTTGCAGGCAGCGTGATGTTCGCTGCGTTGCCACTCGTGTCGTACCACACGAGGCCACCACCAGCCTGCGCTGCGTCGGGCGCGAGTAGGAGACCCTGCCGCGTTACAGTAATTGCAGAGATCGTATAGGTCGAAGCGCTGGTCGTATAAAACGTCGGACAAACCACCCATGTCCCATTGGCAGTGGTTGTGAGTACTACGCTGTTTGATCCGGCAGTTACTGTGACAGTGTTGGAGATAGATGCAAAACTGTTAGTTTGAAGGATCGACAAACTCGGCGCAACTCCACTGGTCAGAGTTGCGGTAAACGTAACAAGCCAGCGCGATCCAACTGGTGCAACGCCAGACAAACCCGTGGTGGTAGCCCCAAAAGCTGGGCGAGTGCCTACATACGCAACCCCACTTGCGGAGGTCATCGTGAATCCAGTCGCCGATTCTCCGCTCAACGTGCCGCCCGAGGCAACAACTGTGCTTGTGGCAAGATTGGTATTGCTCGCCGTGTTGTAATCCGCCCCACTCGGCACACCGGACTCGTACAGGCTCACCACCTCGGTGGCGGATAGGGCGCGGTTGTAGATAAGCGGCGACAGCACCCCAGAAAACACACTCCCACTAGCAAGACCACCAAGAGTATCAATGGCAGTGGACAAATTAGCGGTGATGGGTCCAGACGTTCCCGCTACACCGTTCGTATAAACCAAGGCCGTCCCGTTTCCGTTAATGACAACGGTTACAGCAGTCATCTTTCCAACGGTTAATGCGGAGCTGTAAACGCTACCTCCAGCCGTATAAAATTGTGCGCCGGTTGCATCAAGCAGAAGCTGAATTGCCGAGCTAGCCCCAATTAGACGTGGATTTCCAGTAAACGTAGCAGGGTTAAACCAAAAATGAATCGTTGCGGGGTTTGTTCCAAAAGCGGATAGCGAAAATGGGACTTTAGCCGTCCCATCAAACACCAGCCCCTGCCGTGCCGCCCGCGCAGCCAGCGAGCTTTTTACGCTCGGGCCACTCGTGCCCAGCGTTACGTCAGAAAACGTCAAATTAGCCGTCTTTGCGTTAATCTTGCGCGTCCCATTAGCGGTTCCATCAATGGCAATAAAATCATCCGAAGAGAAGTCGGAAGCCGTAGTTGGAAGATCTTTGATGCGAATGTCGGCCATGTTATGTAACTGCGATTAGAGGATTGGAAGAGTTGTCAACAAACCTATCTCCCGTTGACGTAACCAGAGAATAGATGATGTCGGGAGGATTGGCATCACTTGGCGTCATCAAGACATCAGACCAAAATGCACGGTCAGAAAGAGCGGGGCGCAACCCAGCAAAATATCCCTGCCGCTTTGAATTGATCGAGGTCTCGAACTGACTGGCCATTAGAGGTAGTTGAGTTCCTGCACTTCAACGACAACATCCGTAGTATCATCCCGAATGGCTTTTGCCGCAATCGCCATATTGCGCGTCAAATAGGCCGTAGACCCATCAGAATAGATGAACCCCTTGGTAGTAGTCGGATTGCTACCATCAAACGTAACGCGGGCATTAGCACCAGTAAACTGAAACAGAATGTGCGTCGTGTTGACATTGGGCGTAAGCGCACCAAGAAGCGCAGATGCGGCAGCACCAATCGTCACCTGCGTATGGGGCGAACCAAACTGAGGGATAGCCTGCGACGGAGTGTTTACAATTTTAGCGTTAGCCATGTTAGTGAGTGAATTGAGAGATTGCCACGATTGCCGCTCCACCAGTGTGCTTAATCAGCTTCATATTCTTGATGGCAATCTTATTAAACCATCCAGAATATGGAGCTTCCAACGTATGACCATTAGTGGCGCTTGGGGTAGTTCCATCAAACGTCACATACACATTCCCGTTGTGCAACGTAAAGAAGAAGACGTTTGTATTGGTGTCAAAGTTATTAACAAACGTCGTTACGAAGGGCGCAGCGCCCACCGTAATCGTTTGCATTGGAGCCTGATCGTTCGATACAGGATAGAGATTAACAACGTAGGAGTTCATCGAGTGCGATAGGACCGGCTTGCGTGAGTTGAGATTCGATGGGATAATACACCAACAGAGCGTGTAACGTCCACTTTCATCAATTGATCTTGGAGGATGCCTTCTGCCACCTTTTCCTCAATAAGAGCCTTCTCATTCTGGGCATCCAAACGAAGGAAGTCAGCGAAAACAGCGTGCCCCAAATACTCATTCCACTCCTCTGGAATAGTGGTTGACGTAGAGGTGTACGGACCATTCCACTCCTTCTTGTACGTCACAAAAACAGAGGAAGACGGCAGCGTATCACCCATCACATGGGCACCCAATCCATCAACGTAGTATTCCACCTCAACAGACGAGTATTGGAAGAACGGCTGGTAGCTCTTATGGATACGGAGGTAGGTGTCAATGGTGGGTGAACCAGCCTTCTCGTATGGAACAATGTTGCTGTTAAGCGTTGCCGTACCCGTGCCAGTTCCTACCCCCGTAGCCACAAATACAACGCCAACGGTGTTAGCCGAGGCACCAATGCTAGTCCAGTTAGTGCTACCTACAGTTAGAATCGTGTAGGTGTAGCCAACAACAAAGCTGCCAGCGGTCACCGTAGTCGAAAGATAGCTGCGATTCTCACCAACAACCAACCAACGCGGCCAAAAGTCGGACGCTTCATACGCCAACTTAGCCCGCCGATTGACCAGCGTAGTGATTAGCGATTGTTCTTGAACCGTAAAATCAGTAACTCCTGCAAGAGCGCGAACCTGATTGTAAACAGAGCTATAGGCGACTTCTTGCATTAGAGTTTATTTGGAGCCAAATTAGGAAAACGCTTCTGGAAGTCTTTGATGAATCCCTTGTCGTGCATGGCTTCATGGCCATACTTATTACGCAAGTTGAACCACTCCCACGCGGGCGTCACTGCCACACACCGCATCCCCTTAATCTTAGTCTTCTGCGTGTCCTTGATACGCTGCACCTCTTGGGCGCAAATCGTCTCACGCTCATTCTCCCAAGCCTGCTTCAACGCAATCCCCGTAGTGATTTCGCGCATCAGCGCACGATTGACTTCACCATCTGAATATCTTGGGATTGACGTAATGATTTCCATAAAAAAGCCCGTGCAGTATTCTACCACACGGGCTTTCGAGATCAACTAGTTATTAGGCAACAACCGTAATCTTGCCGTGGGCAAGCGGGCTGAACACCTGCAAACCAGCAGCAGCGTCAACGAAGCCACGCTGACCGCCACCCTGATCGGGAACACGGGTAGAACCGAGGCTCATCAGTTCAGCAACGCCGATGTAGCTCGGGTTGATGATGTAGCCACGGGACGCATCAGGCAAACACGCAGGATTGCCGTTGATGACGGTGATGAGACCGAAATCGCTGTCATAGGTGTTAACCGAGAGCGTGATTTCTTTGTCCGTCGCCATCTGATTGACGTGATAGACGTTCTCGTTGGTGTTGTTGTCCGAACGAGCAAAGCCGCTCACCGTACGACGGAGCGTCGTGCCAGCAACCAGCGAGAGCTTGTCCACCGTACCCGTCTGGGTGAAGATGGAGGCAACAAGACCGTTAAACGCATTTTCCGTGAACGTACCGGAAGCATGAATGGAAGCCGTAGGAGTACGGAAGTTGCTGGGAACGTCAGCACCGGGGGTGTTGGACGTCCAGAGACCAAGACCACGGCTGACATAGCGGGTCGTAGCGCCATCTTCAACCGAGCGGTCTTGATCGCCGCACAGCACCTTCTCCATGTCGCGTTTAAGCTCACGGATGGCTTTCGACTCAGCCTCGGCAATTTTGCCGGGACCAACCGACTCAACAGCTTGCTGGAGTTGGCTCACCATGAAGTCACGGCGGAACAGCTGGATGTAATTGCCAAGACGCGCACGACCAGCGAACTTGTCAGCAAAGCTCGTGATGTCAGCACCTTCTTGAATGCCCGTCGAGGACGGGGTAGCGAGCACGTCCACAGTCCACTCATTAAAGGTGGCGGTGGCCTTGCTTTTATTGGCGAGCGAGAGGACCGGGGTCTCCTCGGGAGCCAGAATGGTCAGGACGTCCGTGAGGTCTTCACGATTGGAGACGCCAGAGCCGGGATTGGTAACGTTGTAAGTATTAGAAAAAGCCATGATAGTTAGATTTTAGAGTGTTGAAGAGCACGAATTGCTTTGAAGTCCTTGTAGCTGCCACTTTTCCCAAAGCGGCTGGAGAGATCATTCAGAGCCTTCGACTGACGGGTCTCGGGCTGACTGGATTCTGCTGACTGGCTAACAACAGGAGACGGCGGGGCGAGACGTTGAGCAGGTTTTGCATCAACGGAGCGACGTGCATACAGGCTATTGGCCGCATGAGCCAACAAGTAGGGCAATTGAGGAGCAATCTCGGGCAGGATTTTTTCAATATCCCGAATCCGATCATCTCCAATCATAGCCTCATACTGCTTTCGCACATCATTGTCCTCACCTTGCAGCCAAGGAAGCTCTGTCTTTGCCCGTTCAACGAGGGCATTCTTAAAGGCTTTGCGATCTTCGCCAATTTTGATCTGTTTGTCCTGATCGGGCAAGTAGACCTCTTTTGCTTTTCGCGCCTTACGCAGTGCTTCCTTGATTTCGCGTTTGCTGTAGTCCTTTCCGTTGACATTCGTCAAAATGTCGTCGGAACCGAGTTCTTCGCCCTTTTCGAGCAAGTCGTCGGCCCAGTCAATAACCTCAGTGACTTCCTGATATTTCGACTTGAGGTCGTTAGGATTGTCAATGTTGGCGTAAGGATTGTCCTTCACCGTGGCTTCCAACTGGTTTGAACTACGTTTGGCAATGTCGGCTTTAAGTGCTTCCAGTTGCTCCTCGGCTGCTTTACGCTTGGCCGTGAGTTCGCCATATCGGGCGACAGCCTTGCTGCCGAGTTTCTGGGAAAGCTCTTTAAGCTCTGCCTCACTCATGTTATCCAAATCAACGTCCTTAGAAAGAACCCTTTGTTCCTCTTTAGCGTCTTGTTCCGTTGGAGTAGGTGCAGGCTCTTCTTGCCGCACTTCCTTTTCGGGAGCTTGAGCACTATCGGGAACTACCTCTTGCGACTCTTGGCTAAGTTTCTCCGGCGATTTTTGCGCCTTAGAAGCATCCCCCAGAGCCTTATATCTCAAAGCGATTAGCTCGCTGTTAGACATATTTTTCACCACAGATTTTTGGTCGGCTCCTGCGTTAGCCGTTTGGACTTCAGTAGACATAGGTTGCCGTCTTTACGCCACGGGCATTGCGAAATCGGAGTATACCATCAACCCGGCAAACCTTGCGACATCCGCACGGCTCGTTTCATCAGCAGGTTTTGATAGTTGCAGAGATTGAGAATTTCATCGTATGCCTGAATCTTGCCGCTAATCTCGCGCAGGCGTCCATCAGGTGCCCGCTGCATCTGGCTAATGGCACTCTCGCGGCCAGCAGAAATCCAATCAAGGAAGTCCAAGAACTGCTCGCGGTCAGACAGGAAAGCCATCTGTTGCTCCAGTGGATGCCTCTTATTGAAAATGTTCATAAACTATTGCAAATAGATGTTGTGTGATCGTGTCAACCGAATTTGCTTGACAGGTAGGCGCAAATCCCCCTCAAACTCCCCCTTTCTTTTGGGGCGTTTCTTTTAATTTCAGTGGTAACTAGCCCGTTTTAATTGCCACTCGTAACTGCCGCGACGGATCGAATAAGATTAATCACGAAGTGACAACCACTAGAAACTGAGGGCATCAAGACTACTGAACGTTTTGAGTGTTCATTTGTCCCATTTGCGCTGGAGCAGTACCAACCCGCCCAATCTGGGCATTCTGCATCTGGGTGAGAGCAAACTGATACTGCTGGGCATACTTCTCAAGGCGTCCACGGAACGTCTCATCCTGCTCTAGACGTTGAGCAACATCAGGCTGGGAGACATACTGCTGAATAACCTGTAGGGCAACCTGAGCGCCATTAGGACGAGCAGGCATCTCAATGCCAGCAAAAATCTTGGACAGGTCATCCGTGACCAACTTAACAACCTGCTGGGAGGCTTGCTCTGCTGGCTGCAAGATAGCGTCGGCCATGATTGGATCAATGGCGGCGGCCATAGACTCAAGCAGGCTATCAGCATTGATGCGCCCATTCTTGTCCAGTTGCAAAAGATTTACAAACTGACCAAGGCGAGCTTCCTGCGTCTCGGGATCGTTGTTCAACACATCAAAGCTAATCTTGATGTCGAAGTCCTCATCAGCATTCCCCTTGTCAAAACGCATTGGGTCAGCAACGCCGGTGACGCGGAAGAACACTTGATCGGGACCAAACCGCTGAAAGCACTTAAATGCCATCTTAATGACGTCCTGCGTGTGCGACAGGAACTTGTTCACGAAGTATTGCTGGCGAATGGCAGACAGTGGGTCGTCAATGGCAAGTCCAACAATCTTATCGGCAGCACCAATCATCGTGCGCTCCATCTCAATGGAACCGGGGTTGTATGGAGGCGTAGGCCCAAAGCTAATCTCGCCAGCGCGCCGGATGGGAATGTAACGACCGGGACCATAGTCCGAAGGCGCATTGCCGGGAGGATGCAGGATGGGCGGAAGAGTCGCCAAGCTGTTACGGTCGGTGCGGCTGTCGCGCTCTGCCTTCACCTGATCTTGCGGCCCACGCAGCAAGTCCGAGAACGTCTCAAGCTCATACATCCGCTTGGAGTTGTTGCTCAAGCGGGTAACGACAAAGGGATAGTCGTTGTAGCCATTCAGAAGCTCAAACTTGGCATATCCCTTCACCTTGGCGTCACCAGACCACTTGGGATGGAAGATGGTGCAGTAGATGCCCTCAGAACCGTCCTCAGAGTCAATCAGACGCTGGAAGCCATAGACCACCTCAATAAGCTCATTGGCGTTGTATTGCTGCCGGTAGCGGGTCGTAGACGTGCCACGGGTGCCATAGACGCTCTCAAGATTGTAGGTGTTTACGCCACGATACTTGGAGCAGATGTATTCCGCCCAAGACTCATCCCAGCCATCCGAAGCAACGCGGGACAGCACTTCTTGCACAGTGAGGAACGTGCGATAGAAGACGAACGGAGCACGCTGTGGATCAATGCAGTAGGACGGGAAGAACACGTCACCGTCTGGCGCACAGGTTTGCAAGAACGGACGATCCACGGACAGACGGCTAATTGGGATTTCGCCAATGCCTTTCTCGCGGAGTTCCTTCAGTGCCTTCTTGGCCCGCTTATCCACCAAGTCAGGATAGACCGACTTGAACATGGCAATAACATCATCGTCATTCTTGCCCTCAATGATGAGGCGAGCCAAGTCCGGCGAAGTCGTGGCAATCTGGTTCAAATCAATCTTCTGGAGATATTTCTTCTCCATGCGCTCCCAGCCAATGTATGTAATCATCAGGCCGCGCTCAAGGAAGTAGTTGGCTCCAAGCTCCATCTCCTCGCGGAAACGCGGGATGTAGGACGCCACCATCCACTTGAGGAATGCGCTTACAACACGCGCACGACCAGTGTCGGAGTGCTCAGTGGGATAGGCCCGAATGTTGGCACGCGCCAACGAAGCCATGAAGAGCGAAACGTAGTTGTTGATGCGCTCGTCAATGATGCGTGCCTCAGTGTCGGACGCACCTTCCCACGGAAAAGCGTCAGCCCCATGCTTACGCATATCCGCAGACTTGCCCGGCCAATTGCAACGACGGTTGTCCCCGCTGCTAATGCACTGGGTAAAGTAGCTGGAAAGCTCGGTAAGCGTCCTATCATACGCCCCACGCAGCACAACAACGTCAGGCCCATCCTGATCAACAAATGTGAGTGCGTGCTGAGACTTTGTTTCTTGCATAGAGTTGGTTGTTATGATAGCACGCTTTTGCGTGAGACATCGCGTTCTTGATGATGTTGGTTACATATTCCTTGGGTCTGCCAATTTTGTCGGCAAGCTCATCAGGAAACATCTCCACCGCGCTGTTGTTACGAGACGTCAAAGCATACTCATAGGCAATGAGCCTATCGGAATGGCTTAATAGCCACTTCTTGTCCGTCGTTGGATCAATGGGATTGTCCGGCGACATAACGATAGGACGTGCCGGATTGATCAGTGATTGCTTCAACTTCAATGTTTTTGTTGACCAGCTTTTTAGTTAGGCTGCGCGGAATGGCAACATGAATGCAGCCAAGGTCACGGCCTACAGCAGTGCAATAGACCCACTGTGGGTTATTGGCTTGCCGTAGCACCTTTGCAGTAAAGACGTCGGTTTGCTCAGGCTCATCGACTACGGGAACAATTACTGGTTCAACAACAGCTTCCACTTCTTCGATGGGAGCCTTAACTTTGGGTCGTTTTTTCATTAGTAGCCACCTCTGGATTGAGTTTTAGTTTTCATGGAGTCTGGAGAAACATATCCGACTCCGCTCACTGCCAAATAACGTATCACGTCAATAGGATCTTTCCACGCCTCCTCAAGCCCGCCATCTGCCGTGTATTCCTGCAAGGCCAAGATGATGTTCTGGCATCTGTCAGAAACGTAAAAGTGCGGCCTGTTGGCTGAATCAATTGGATTCTTCCGGTTGTACGCCATCTTGGTTTGCAATGCCTGCAATCCGTCCTCAATGTCAATGCCGGGCGCAGGGATGAAGATTAGCCCAGAGTCCGCCAAGTCTTCTATGATACTGCTTGATCCATCTTGAGCTTGATACTTTGCCGCGCCAAGTCGCGGATCAATTAGCCGTTCAAAGATGGTGTCGTTTGTCTCCGACTCCATGCTAGTGATGAGATCAACGTAGTCCTTGATTCCGTAGCCAAGACCCTTTGCTCCCTCTCCAGTGGACCACTTGCCGCTACGCCATTTTGCCCAGTCGCCCGTATTGCTATCGGGCCATTCACGATAGACAAACCAAGTGTCGCTCTCGTCAATTGCCACCCAGCACATGAACCAGTTCTTGCGGCCAGCGGGATCCAGAACCATGTACTTCGTCTTGCCCTTTAGGTCAATTTTATCGTGAGCAACGACGTTCACTTCCTTGCTGAAGTTGGGGAACCTAGTCGTGTAGTTCTTAGTGGGTATGCCATACGCCGCCGTCAGCGTGTAGTTCTCGTCGTTCTTTGCCTTACACTGCTCCACGATGGCGTCATAGCCGCTCCACGGGTTGTCCTTGCTATGAAAGTAGATGATGCCTGTGTTCTTCTCCTTGTTCCGCTGGGCATACGGCACCATGCGCCCGTTCAAAAGCTCCGCCGGTCTGCTCTCAAGCGTCTCGGCTCCCTCGATGTAGTAGCGCACCGTCTCCGTAACGCCATCCTTTGGCGTGAAGGTGAGCAGCATCTTGGCGTTGCGCGTAGCCAAGCGCAGGTAGAGCCGGTCCAGCATCTCCATGCCCTGCAAATATTCGTCGCACCATGCCCCGATGTTTGCCCCGGCAGGCGAGTAAGCCCCAAGCTCCATGCCCTCAAGGATGGACTGATTCTGGGCAAACTGGCTGTACGTCTTGAACATGATGCGGCTCTTATTCGGGAACACCAGTGAGTTCCCGGCAAAGCCGTTCTGCATGGAGAACGAGATGTAATGCGTCTCCTCCGTAGCCTTCTTCTTCAACTCTTCCGGCAAATACTCATACACCGCCGCCTGCTGCACAACCACGCTGTTCTCCTGATTCTGGCTAAAGCAGTAGATGAGAGCGCCGGGGTTTTCCATTGCAGCCCGTACGACAGCCTTAGCCCCGTAGCTTGTCTTGCCGCTACGGTTGGCCCCAAGGAGCAGCAACGTCCGGCAATTATTCAGCATCTTATCCGCCTGCCTCCAATGTGGCAGCACCCAGCCATAGCGATAGGGGTCTCGCCTGCTATTAGCAATGGCCTCATGGTAGGTCTTCCAGAGCGCAATGAGGTCGCTAGGCTCCATTCCGCATACCTCGTCGTCCGTAGGCGGCACCAGAATCTTATGCTGTTCCCAAGTGAGCATTAGGCTGGCTCCACCTTCACTTCAACGCTAGCCGCCTTGTTCTTGGCCTTTGCCGCTGCAATTGCGGCCATAGCATCCTCAAGCGAGGGCTGACCGCCACGATGCTCAACAACCATCTTATTGCCCTCGGAAGCCATGATGAACTTATCCGCGTACACGCCATAGCTCATGGCCAAGTCCCGCAGGTTGGCCCGCTTCAATGCGCTCTCATCCTCACTCAGCATCCTCATCTTCTCGTGCTGCAACATCCGCGCACCCTCTGCCAACTCCAAAGCATCCTGCGCCAACTGCTCCTTGCGCTGGTTAATCAAAGCCGAATGCCGCGTCCTAAGCGCAACCAACGTGTAGTAGTCCATCCCCTCGCTATCCCTAATCTTCTTCCACGACACGCCATCCGCCATCATCTCCAGAACACGCGCAGCCTTTGCCGGATCACGCCCCTCAATCATGCGACGGTTAACCGCTGTGCGGGCAATCGCAACAGCCACCTTCTTCCTGAGGGCTTTCTTCTCTTCCATTCCCTATTTAGAACAATTCCAATCTGCATAGCAAGCCCTAATTTCGCGGGCATCCACTTAAACAATCATCACACATAACTCACTGCCACCAAGGACAATGCCCATCCACTCAAAATTGTTCACAACCTTTACACCCTTTCCCCCGTCCCTATAACAAGCTTACGTTCAACTATCTTAACGCGACAGCTTCTCCATCATCTCCCCGCGTAAACTAATGCAGCAGGCCAAGGGGCGACCTGTTGCAATTTTTTTAACTCTGGGGTGGACCTAATAATTTTTCCAGCTAAGTCCGAAACGCATACCCCCTCCCCCCCGGTAGTAGCTAACCTGTCGAAAACGGAGGCCGTTGCGGCTACAACTAACTAATAGAGGCAGCGAAGCTGCTCTAGATTGGTATGTGTGCGCGTGAGGGAGAGTGGTGCGGTAACGGATTAGGCTAGTGTGTTAGGCCAGTCATTAGGCCAGTGGATTGCCAGTGGATTGTCCAGGCGTCGTTAGCTTGGAATGTTAGCCACAGCTATAAAGGTGTTTGGCCTTAGTGGGATTAGGACGCGATCAAAGGTAGTCGAGCTCGGTCGCGCCCGAATTAGTTGGTGCGTCCACTGTCTTGTAAATCAACTCCGGCGAAGCCGGAAAAATTTTTTTGGATGGTATATGGGGGAAATCCCCCATTGGCCTGTTGGATGTGGCAAAGAAAAAGCCCGCAGCGGGTGAGGCTGCGGGCTTGGTGGTTACGGTGATGGCGGCGGCGGCGGTGGTCGAGGGTTGAAGAGCAGGACGAGTGTTAGCAGGGCGAGTGCGGCGCAGGCTCCTGCCCAGAAATCAATGGGTGTCGTGATCATTGCATAGCCTCCTGTTCTGCGGCCAGTTCATCCGCGAAGAGATGCTGTTGTGCGGCTGGGATCGAGCCGTGGCGCATCGGCCAGTTGTTGAACTTGTCGGCGTCCAGCCAAGTGCGGGCGGGTGTTGGATCTGGCGCGGCCTTTGGGATCTTGCGGGTCGTGTGCTTCATCTTGCCCGTGAACGTCAAGAGCGTCTGGGATTTGACGGTGTGGCTCACTTCTGCGCCGCCGATCTGGCAGGCTTCGGGTGTGGTGCCGAATGTGAAGCCGCCGGACTTGTTGGGGCCAGCTTGCAAGCGGGCCGTGTCGTCTTTCGCGACGTGGAGGAGCCAGCCCGACTCGCTCGGTTGGATCATGCCAAAGGCAAAGTAGCCTGTGATTTCGGCAAGTCGCTTTTCGTCGTTGGTCTGCATGGCTCGGATGAGTAGCTCCGAGTCGCAAG